GGTTACTTTGGAGCAAGAACATTAGAAAAAATAAGAAAAATTAAGTAAACACTTTTTTATTTAAAAATAAATATATAACTTCGCATTTTTTTAAGTAACTATTTAAGTATTTTTATATATTACTTCATACTTAAAAATAGATATCTAAAGTATTTAATTAAACAAGTAAATAGTATTAAAAATAAATATAGGTTTTTGGAATTGTATTTAATTGCAACATCTGTTAATAACTAATTTTTTATACTACTTAAATAAAGTTTATCTTTGAGTATATCATTTTGCAATTCTTTTTCCCTTTTATTTTTGTTTTAATTAGAGAGCTTGTAAAAAGGCTCTCTTTTTTAATTTTAACATTTCTTTAACACTTTTATATGTTTTTAATACTTAGATTTGCTGAAACTTAAATTATGAAAGTAAACGAATCACTCTGGGAAGCATTAAAGAATACAATTGAAATGCATACAGAACAAGACCCTAACATAACAGATGTGTTAATTAACTACCAAGTAAAAGAATCAAATGGAGTTAAAAATATAATAAAGCTAAATGCAACTTTAGAGTAACGGATATGGTTAAGGTTAGTTGCGTGAAATTATAAACAAATCAAATAAATAAGATGAAAATAATAGATAGTAAATTACAAGGAAATGTTTTACAAGAGTTTACAGCTGATTACTTTGAGAAGCACAAAGAATTAATAAAATATGTTAAAGAAGAAACTGAAAAGCTATTAACTTTAACCGATGTTAGCAGTATGTTTTCTGCTAAACAAATGAAACAAGCCTTTGATGATGGTGTTAAGGCTGAAAAAGATAGATGTGGTGAATTTGATATAGAAAATTACTGCTAACACTAAGATAAAAACACTTTTTAATGTGTTTTATAGACTGTTGACCAACGTTTTAATGTTGGTGTAAAAAATAAAAACTATATTTGTAAATAATAATTAATTAAATAAATAAAAATGGAAAAACTAAGAAAGATTCAAGCCGAATTAAAAGCACCAAAAAACCAAAGAAACAATTTTGGAAAGTACAACTATCGTAGTTGTGAAGATATTTTAGAAGCAGTTAAACCTCTACTGGATAAACACAAATGTACATTAACAATCTCAGATGAAGTAAGAGAAGTATGTGGTGTATTGTTTGTTGAAGCAATAGTATTTATATCTGATGGTAAAGATTCAGTACATACTAAAGCACAAGCTGGTATAGACCCAAACAGAAAAGGTATGGATATAGCACAAAGTTTTGGTAGTAGTTCATCTTATGCACGTAAGTATGCCTTAAATGGCTTATTTTTGATTGACGATACAAAAGATGCTGATGCTAGTAACACACACGGAAAAGGTGCTAAATCAACTGAAAAGAGTTGGTTAAACAAAGGTACTGCTGAATTTAAGAAAGTACAGACATACTTAAAAGGTGGTGGTAATATTTCTAAAGTAGAAGAAAAGTACAGAATATCAAAAGAAGTAAAAGAATTATTAACTAAATAAACATAAATTATGACAGAATTAACAACAGAAGCAGATGTAATAAATTTAATTGGTTTTGAAACACCTTTAAAATTTGAATTTATATCAGATGGTATTTTTACTTTTAGAACATTAATACCAAATGAAAAAAACGGAATAGTATATTATGACGTAGAGTTTTTTAGTAATCCAGATAAATCTTTAGATTTCTTTGCTTATGATACTTTTTCAAACTTTTTGTTAAAATACCAAATACATAGTGTAACTGCTATTGATAAAAGTAGAGACACAAAAACTGAAATATATTTTAAAACTTATGAATAACTTTGAATTAAGAAAAACCAAGAAAGACCATTATAGATTCTTCATTAATGGAGTAGATGTAACTGGCGAACAAGAAAGAAGCACTTTTAGGCATATTATAGAAGTGATAGACAATAAAATAACAACTGGATTATAAATTAAAATTAAAATTATGAGTGCAAAAAAACCTTACTTATTAGGAGACGTTGAGTTACAACTTGACACAATTAAAAAACTTTCTCAGTATTTTGAAAACATCTTAACCTACAATGCAAAAAGAGAATTAGTTGCAAAAAAAGGAGAAGATGGTAAAGAGTTAAAAAAGCTAAAGTTAAACTTTTCTATTTTTGAAGAAGGAAACTATGGACAAAATGTATCTTTTACTATCCCTCAAACAAAAGAGCAGAGAGAGAATGGAGAGAAGAAAAAGTATGTTGCCAATGGTAAAATTTACTATGCATCAGATGATTTACAATCTTTTGTTCAAAAGTCAGAAGCAAAGGCAGAGAAAGCAGCACCAGTTGCAGCAGATGACTTGCCATTTTAAATTTATAAAGGAGGTTTAAAAGCCTCCTTTTTTTTCACTATGTGGAACTATAAAGGACAAAGAATAAAATCAAGAGAAGATTTACCAGCAGATGCAGTTGGGTTTGTTTACAGAATACTTAACAAACGAACAGAGCAAGTTTACATTGGTAAAAAGATATTGCTTAACAAACGTACAAGACAACCTTTAAAGGGATATAAAAGAAAGAGGGTTGATTACGTTGAAAGCAACTGGATGAAGTACACTGGAAGCAATAAAGAAAGTAAAAAATGGAAGATTGAAGATTGTTATAGAGAAATTATATATATTTGCTACAATCGAACAATGATGAGCTATTATGAAACCAAGTTACAATTTACAGAGAATGTTTTAGAAAATGATAAATTCTTAAATGATAATGTACTTGGTAAATATTATAAAACAAAAATACAGAAATATATAGATGACGCAGAAAATAAAAACGAATGAGCAAATTGAAGAAGATAGAATGGCGATGCAGATGCTTGAAGAAGAAGCAAATGTAGATATATCAGAAGTAATAAAATACCCTCCAGTATCACTTAGTTGTGGCTCTTACATTGATAGAGATGTTGAAGGTAATGAAATAGAATACCCAATACCAATTGGCACAGATGGAAACTTTAGTTTTGTACAAGCATTTCCAAAAGTAGGTAAATCATTTTTTATTAGTTTACTTGTATCAGCATATCAAAGTGGAGGTAATAAATACTCTGGTAATATCAAAGGGCATAGACGAGGCAGAAAGATAATTCATTTTGATACTGAGCAAGGTAAGTTTCATTGTCAGAAAGTATTTAGAAGACCAGTAATTATGAATGAGCTGCAAAATGATGACAACTACCATACTTACGCATTAAGGGCAATGACACCAAATGAAAGGGTAGATTTTATTGAATACATAATTTATGATAAATTTAATGAAGATAAAATAGGTTTGATTATTATTGATGGTGTTGCAGATTTATTAAATGATGTAAATTCAATGACAGAAACAAATTATGTTGTGCAGAAGATTATGACTTGGACTGCAAAAAAACAATGTCATCTTTTAACAATTATACATCAAAACTTTGGTAGTGATAAACCAACTGGAAATTTAGGGAGTGCGTTAGAGAAGAAAGCAGAAACACAGATTAAGTTAGAAAAAAATGAGGTTAATAAAGGCTGGATTACTGTTGAATGTAAAAGAAGTAGAAATAGAAGTTTTGAAACTTTTAGTTTTACAATAAATGAAAATGGTTTACCTGAATTTGTAGACAACGATTATGATTTGTAAATAAAAATTATTATATTGTAAAAAAAATATTTAAAATAATGATAAAAAAAATAAAAGACCCTATTATTAAAAAAGTAATTAATAAAATTATTGGGCGTTCAGAAGTAGGTTTTAAAAAATATGGTACAACATTAAAAGACGACCCTGCTGATTTTGATAGTTGGTTAAATCATTTACAGGAAGAATTAATGGATGCAGTTAATTATATTGAAAGAGCTAGATTTGAACTTAAAGAAAAAAAATGTAAATGCGATGAATAATTTTGAAAAAAAATATAAAGGTATATTATTAAATGCTTTTAAAAATGGTACAAATAGAAATGACCGAACAAAAGTAGGGAGTAAATCTTTATTTAATCAATCTATTTCTTGGAATTTAAACGATGGTTTTCCAATGATTACTGGTCGTAAAATATATCAAAAAGTATTTAATACAGAGTTTGATTGGTTTATTAATGGTGAAACAAACATTAAAAGATTTAAAGATAATAATGTAAAAATATGGGATGCTTGGGCAGATGAAGAAGGAGAGTTAGGTAAAGTTTATGGTTATCAAATGTTAAACTTTAATAGTCAATCAATTAATCAATTAGAGGCTGTTATAAGCTCTTTAAACAATAATAAAGATAGTAGAAGACATATTATATCTTTATGGAATCCAAGTGAATTAGAAGAGATGGCATTACCTCCTTGTTATTTATATTTTCAATTTTTTGTAGATATTAATAATAATTTAAATATGTTTGTATTGCAACGGTCGGGAGATTTATTTTTAGGAATACCTTATGATATTGCATTATTTTCAAAATTACTTTTATATATAAGTGAAAAAACTAAATTAAAGGCAAATAGGATTGATTTACAAATTGTAGATGCTCATATATATAACAATCAAACTGAATCAATTTTAAAGTATTTAAAAACTAAAGTATATAAATTACCTTCTTATAAATACAATAACAAAAAATTAACAATTGAAAATTATAAATTTGATAAATTAATAACCGCTCCAGTAGCTGTATAAAAATTAAGATAAATTATGTATTATGTATATTATATTAAAGGAATAAAAATAGGTTGCACAAAAAATTTAAAGAAAAGAGTTGAACAAGAACAAGGTTATAAAGATTATACTATTTTATTTAAAAGTAAAGATATTAAAAAAGCATCTAATGCAGAAAGATATTTTCAAGAGCAACTTGGCTATAAAGTTGATTTAAACACTTATGAAAATTTAACTAATAATAAAACAAAAACAAAAAAAATGATTAAAAAAACAAACCACACAGTAACATTTAAAGTAGAAAAAAGTAATATTGATAAAGAGTTTTTATTAAACCTTGGTGTTATAAATGATTTAAATGGAAGAGATATAATTATATGTGAAGAATTATCTGATTGGATTTTAAAAAATTTAAAAAAATCACAATTTAATAATGAAATGTTTATATATAATCAATCATTAATAAATGCATACGATTTTTTAATTGAAAATAAAGAATTAGAAAATTTAAATATATTTGATTTAATTAGACAATGGGCAGAAGATAAAGGTATATATAAATCAGGAGATGCTAGAACTCAATATGTAAAACTTATGGAAGAAGCGGGTGAATTAGCTCAAGCTATATTGAAAAATGATGAGCCTGAGGTTATAGATGCTATTGGGGATATGGTTGTTGTATTAACTAACTTGGCAAAGTTAAGAGGGCATAACATAGAGGATTGTATTAAGTCAGCTTATGATGTAATTAAATCAAGACAAGGTAAAATGATTAACGGAACATTTGTAAAAAACAACTAATGGAAGAAATAAAACTACTTAATGATGAGATATTTAAAAAAGAAGATATCTTAAAAAAAATGATGAATGATGAATTTTACTATGGTTATCTTGGTAAAAATGCATTATCAAGTTCAACCTGTAAAAGTTTACTTGAAGGTCCTCAATTTTATGCTAATAAATTAAATGAAAAAGAAAAAACAAAAGAGTCTCAAGCATTAAGAGATGGTAGGTTAATACATTTACTTTCTTTAGAGCCGCATAGAATAGACGAATTAACTATAATTGATTCAACAAAAGGTAGTAAAGCTTATAAATTAGCAGTACAAGAGCAATTACCTCAAACAGTTTATACTAATTCAGAACTTAATAGATGTAAAAATATTGCAGATTCTGTTTTAGAAAATGATGAATTTAGAGAAATGGTTAGATTTGCTCACTTTGAAAAACCTGAAATAGGTTATTACAACGGTCTACCTTTTAGAGGTAAGGCAGATATATGTTTACCTGGAATAGTTATAGATTTAAAAACAACAAGTGATATTAGTAGATTTGATGAATCAGCATTACACTGGAATTACGATTTGCAGGCTGCATTGTATTTAAAATTGTTTAATGCATTTGAATTTAAATATGTTGTTGTAGATAAAAAAACTCAAGAAGTTAAATTTTTTGAATTTACTGATGACTTTATACAGGGCGGATACGAAAAATTAAATATAGCTACAGATAATTATTTTAATTATTTAGAAGATAAAAGTTTTTATGATTTAAACATTTAATTATGTTACAGGAAAATCATTGTAAGAATAAAGAAATTGTAGCTTATAGAAGTTGTGTTGATAGTTACTTTAATAATAAAGATAAAAAAGATATTATAAAATATTGGCTACAACTATTTGAACAGAAAAGATTTTGTGAAGCAAAAGGAGTAGAAAAAGCACTTGAACTAATTGACATATACGAAGATTTAAATGCCAAAGATTAAAAAAAAAATACATTTAAAAAATTGCAATTATAAGCATCAGCAATACTGTTTTAAAAAAGGGTTTATTATTCATCCGGTTGTATCTGGTAAGATGTTTAAAGTGTATTGCAATAGAGTAAAAGGTAATTACTATATGAAAGGAAAAGAATTTAATAAACAAGAATCTTTTCAAGCTATTTGGGATTTATACACTAAAATATACAACTATGAATTTAATAAGGTACGAGGTTAAAGCTGGTTTTTTTAAAGGCTTTCTGTTTGGGGTTAGACATTACCCTTTTGATGATGAAGAAATGTACGAAGAAGATATAGTTTTATACATTGGTATCTTTCAAATAATTTTAACTTTAATATACGAAAAATGAGAAGCACACAAGTACACTATGACAATGGCAAAGATTACGATGTAATAGACATTATAAATGATTTTAACCTTAATTTTAGCAGAGGTAACATACTAAAGTATATTTGCAGAGCTGGAAAGAAAAAGGATGAGTTACAAGACTTATTAAAGGCAAAAGACTATTTAGAGCGAGAAATAGAAAGAATAAGAGATGCAAATTAGTATCTCTTTTTTTTATTTAAAATGTTAAAGAAATGTTAAAATCTGTTAATATAGTTGTTAATTAAATAATTTATTTTATATTTGGTGTATAATTAAAACAAAAATATTATGACAACAGAATTTAAATTAAACTACATCGAAAGCAAATTAAGAAAATCGGGTAATAAATTACCTAATTCAGAAATAACTTTTATAGCAAGTCAATTATTGCAGCAATGTAATAAATTAAACAAATCAGTTTACGATTTAGAAATAATATAAAAAAACAATGGGAGGGTAAAACCTCCCTTTTAAAACAAAAACAAGATGAAAAAATTACAAACATTAGTATTGATTTTAGCACCAAGCTATTTCGTAGGTAGATTATTAATAGGTTTAATCTTTAACGTATAATTATGAAGAAGATACTTACAAGATTCGGAGAGTTTCTATTTGGACTTATTATGGTTATGATTGTAGCTTATATGTGCTTATGGTTTATATCAATGGTATTAATATTATTTAACAGTTAAAACAAAAACAAATGGAAGAAACATTAGAAATGATTAGAGCATACGTTAAAGGTAAAGATGATTGGTGGATAGAAAGACAATTAGACATACTGGAGGTGCAGATAAAGATAGAGATAAACAATGCAGAGATAAAAACTTTAAAAGGAATAAGGGATGGACTTAATTAAGATTTTAAAAACAATAGAGCCAGAGTACAAGAATACAGACCAATGTATTAATCCTTTACCAAATGAAGTAGAGCTGACATTAGACAACGAAGATTATTTAATAGAAGTAAGTTTAAAAGAAGGTGTGCTTGAAACTAACTTTTGGCAAGGAGAAGAAAAGTATAATGCATCAGATGATGATATAAACTACATTTATAACTATCTTGAACAATTATTAACAGATAAGATAGAAGAAACAAAACAATACTATAACCAACACAATTACAATTATCAAGTATGGAATTAACAGAAAAGAAACTAGAGAAGATTAGTGGAGCAATACTTAGCTCATTTATAAACCTACACTTACTGGAAGATGCAGAGAAGATAGGTTTGTTTAGACAAAGAGTAAGAAACAACATTAGACGTACTATAAGCGATTTAAAAGAGATAGAGATAAACTACTATAACAAGATAGAAGAAGTTGATGAGAAAGAGCTAGGAGATAAGCTAATTGCAAACAAACTAATCTTTCTTGATTGGGTGTTAAACAAGTTTGACTTCAATGACTTTTGTAAGATACAAGAAGTATGTTTAGCATACGAAGCAGACAAAGAAAGAGTAACACAAGTAACAGATGAAGTATTAATTAATAATGGGTCAGAACAAATAGATGAGTAGATATAATTACAACAGACAAGCAGCAGAAGAATTAGTAAATGATTTTTGTGAAATAACTAAATTAAATATATTTGATAACTCACGTTCAAATGATAAAGCATCTTTTAGAGCATTACTTTACAAAGTATTGAATGAAATAAACGGAATGAATGATAGAATGATATCAGACTGGTTTGCTGAGAAAGGTATCTCAAGAAATAGGTCAAGTATATTTCACGCATTAAAAAAGATAGATGTGTACTATGATAGCTTTACAAGGTTTAGGAGTATTTATGATATTTACTTTAATGACAAGAAAGAAGAAACAATACGAAAGGAGAGAGCTAGATTAGAACGTTTAAAGAACAAAACAAAAGCTATTAAGCAAATAATACTAAACAAAGAAAAGGATGCCTTAGCTTTCTTAATAGATACCATACCAGACAATAAAAGAGATGAGATTTATGAGATGGTAAACATACGAGTAAAGTCTTGGGATTGGAAAAGTAAAGATAAATGTGAGGTAATAGAATGTGGTACATCAATGGAAGGTATGCACTGGTAAATAAAATTTATAGTAATTAAGTTTTGTATAAGAAAATAATATAGTTGATTATTTGTAAAATGTCATATTTTTTTTATTATATAACTATACGTTTATTTAGCAACTATTTAATCTTAAGTATGTGTACATACCTAAACATTGAGAGATACTTAAATAAAAATATATTTATATGTACTGAGGGTAGCTATACCCTTTTTCAAAGTGTTAATAAAAACATATAAACATTCTATAAAGTTCCAGTTATTTTTATTACTTTGTTGCAAACACAAAAGCTATGTTAGAGAAGATATTTGAATCTCATAATAAGTGGATAAACACCACATTAAAGTTTGGATGCAACAGAGAAGAAGCAGAGGACATTGTTTCTCATATGTATCTTGTTATTGGTAAGATGCTTAAAAAGGGTTTAGATATAACCTATGGAGATGAAGTAAACTATTATTATATTTACTTAACTTTACGCACTACCTTTTTACAGATGAAGAATAGACAGAAGAAACAAAACAAGATATCATTAGACTTGGTGCTTGATTTAGAATCTGGAGAGTATATTAATTTTAATGAAGCAAATGATTATGTTGAGCAAGAGCTTAGTAAGTTGCATTGGTACGATAGAAAGGTTTACAATCTTATTCAAGATGAGTACAGTATAACAGAACTATCAAAGAAAACAAATATCACATACCATTCATTGTATAATACATACAGAAAGGTAAAAGATAAATTAAAAGAAAAACTAAAAGAATAAAAGAATGAAACTAGGAAACCTTATTGAAAGAATAACATACTATACTGGTATCAAATGGTTATGGAAGAAACTATATCCAGATTGTAAGTGTAAAGAAAGACAAGAGCAATTAAATGATATTGAGCTATGGTAGAAGATAAAATTATCTGGAATGGTGTTAAACAAAGAATGACATCAGTAATGTCAAATGAAGATTTTAAAATAATGTGTAAGCTACATTCAAAGTATTTTAACCATAAATATAATGAGCCTTGCACTTGTAATAAAAGAAGATTAAGACAATGGATTGAACAACTAAATGATAAATTAATATAATATGTACAAAAAGAAACTAATACAAAAACTTCAACAACTGGTTGATAAATTACCTCCTTGTATAAAAAGGGAACACGTTATGCAAGATTTAATAGATTTAAAACTAAGCAAGACAGATTATCACTTTATAACACTAAAGGACAAATATAAAGATGAAGAATAAATCAACAACACTACTTGGATTAATAACATTTTTTTAGTAGCATCCTTGATAGCATTATCAATTATACTAACAGTAATTGGATTACAAATATAAATTTAAAGCCTAGCAGTAAAATGTTAGGTTTTTTTTATTATATAATTAGTAAACTAATTTATACTGATTATGGACGGAAGAACAAATAACAAAGGAACAAAAGGTAATAAAGGAGGTAGACCATCTAAATCTGAGGAAGTTAAGATGATTGAAAGACTTACACCATTAGAGCCAAAAGCATTTAAAGCACTTGAGAAAGGAGTTGAAGAAGGGAACTTCAAATACGTTCAAATGTTTTATAACTATTATGCTGGTAAACCAAAAGAAACAAAAGATATATCAATTACATCAGAACAACCTTTATTTGATTTAGATTAGTGTTTCAAGTTACAACTGCAATAAAGAAACTTTATAAGTTAAAGAAAAGAAAGAAAGTAATTCAAGGTGGTACATCAGCTGGTAAAACATTTGGTATATTGCCTATACTTATTGATAGATGTATAAGAACACCTATGCTTGAAACAAGTGTAGTATCTGAATCAATACCACACTTACGTAGAGGTGCTATGAAAGACTTCCTAAAGATTATGGTAGCAACCAATAGGTTTAGAGATAATCAATGGAATAGGTCAGCTTTAAAGTACACATTTACAAATGGTAGTTACATAGAATTTTTTAGTGTTGAACAACCAGATAAACTACGAGGTGCAAGAAGAAATGTATTGTATGTAAACGAAGCAAACAATGTACCTTTTGAAGCATACACACAATTAAGCATAAGAACATCTGGAGACATATGGATTGACTTTAATCCAACTGCTAATTTTTGGGCACATAAAGAAGTTGTAGGCAACGATGATGCAGACTTTATTACATTAACATACAAAGACAATGAAGCTCTACCAGAAACGATTGTAAGAGATATAGAGAGTGCAAAAGACAAAGCAAAGGATTCAGAGTATTGGAGCAACTGGTGGAAAGTATATGGGCTTGGACAAATAGGAAGTTTAGAGGGTGTATGTATTCCAGATTGGAAAGAGATAACACTACCAGCAGAAGCAAGGTTATTATGTTATGGAATGGATTTTGGTTATAGTGCTGACCCAACTACATTAGTAGCTTTATACAAATACAATGATGCCTATATCTTTGATGAGGTAATATACCAAAAGAAATTACTAAACATAGACATCTCAAACTTATTAAAGCAAAATAATATACAAGAGATAATATATGCAGATAGTGCAGAGCCTAAATCTATTGCTGAACTAAAGAGTTACAGACATAAGATACTACCTTGCACAAAGGGTAAAGATTCAATTGTATATGGTATCAACTTAATAAACCAGAACAAAATATTTGTAACAAGTAGGAGTAATAACTTAATGAAAGAGTTGCAGTCTTATACTTGGATGAAAGACAGAGAAGGGAATACTATTAATAAACCAATTGATGCTTTTAACCATTGTATTGATGCAGCACGTTATGCAATATCTTCACAACTAAAGAAGCCAAATGCTGGTAAATACTTTATAAGGTAAATGAATAATGAACAGATGATTGCATTTGTAGAGTGCTTTATACACCACAGAACTGGAAAAGAAGTAAGAATTGCAAAGCCAACAAAACCTAATCACTATTTACTACTTACAAAAGCCTATGAAAATTGTAAAGGTTTTTTTATAAAACATTAACAAAAAAGTATTATATAATTATGAATATAGAAATAAACGTACCAACATCTTTAAATGAGATTACTTTAGAGCAGTATCAGAAGTTCTTAAAGGTAGCAGAAGAAAATCAAGAAGGTAGTTTTTTAAATGCCAAAATGATAGAAATATTCTGTGGCATTCCTTTATCTGATAGCTATAAATTAAAGATGTCAAGTGTTGAAGCAATAGTAGATATCTTAACAGAGATGTTAAATGAAACACCAACACACATTGATAAGTTTACACTTAATGGTACTCAGTATGGATTTATACCAGACTTAGACGAAATGAGTTTAGGAGAGTATGTAGATTTAGATGGTAATGCATCTGATTGGCAGAAAATGCATATTGCAATGAACGTATTATACAGACCAATTGTAACAAGTAAAGTTGGCAAATATAACATAGAAGAATATACTGCAAATGATTCAGAGAAGATGAAAGCTATGCCATTAGGTGCAGCAATAGGTAGTCTTTTTTTTTTCTACAATTTAGGAATAGAGTTATCGAAGCATACGATTCTTTATTCCAGCAATCAAGAACAGATGGAGATTATTCAAGAGCAGCTAATTTCTCAGCAAAGTGGGGATGGTACTCATCAATTTTTAGCCTCGCTGGAGGAGATGTTAGAAAACTTGAAGATATCACTAAATTAAATATACATCAATGTTTTACATTTCTATCATTCACAAAAGAAAAAGCAGAGATTGAAGCACAACAAATAAAAAGTAAGTTCTAATGAAAGGGTTTTATCAAGTAACGGAAACAATAAAGAATCAATTACTATCAGACGTAAATGTAAATACAGTTACAACTGGAGACATAACAAAGATTGATTTAAGCAAACAAACTATATTTCCTTTATCACACATAATTGTAAATAACGTAAACAACGAAGATAATATCTTACGTTTTAATTTATCTGTTTTATCAATGGATATTGTAGACGTTTCAAAAGAAGCAGTTGTAGATATCTTTAGAGGTAATGACAACGAGCAAGATATACTTAACACACAATTAGCAGTTCTTAATAAACTATCACAAGTATTAAGAGGTGGTACATTACACCAAGACTTATATCAGTTAGATGGCAATCCTAGTTTAGAGCCTTTCTATGATAGGTTTGAAAATGAGATGGCTGGATGGGCAATGACATTTGATGTACTTGTAAACAATGATATTAATATATGTTAAAGAATGTACAACAAGAGCTGAATAGATTTGCTAAGTATGTGATTCAACAATCAAGAACGAATCTAACAAAAGGCAAAAAGAATAGTTCTAAGGCACTTTATAATAGTTTAGACTATGACTTAAACGTAAGTCCAAATAGTTTCTCTATGAGCTTTCTAATGGAAGATTATGGTATATTTCAAGACAAGGGTGTAAGTGGTATAAAGAAGAAATACAATACACCTTATGCTTATACAAACAAGATGCCTCCTCCAAGCAAGATGGATAAATGGATAGTAAGAAAAGGTTTAAAAGGTATAAGAGGTAAAGATGGTAAATTCATATCAAGAAAGTCTTTACAATTTATGATTGCAAGAAGCATTTACAATAATGGTATTAAACCAAGTTTGTTTTTTACAAAGCCATTTGAAAAAGCATTTAAAAACTTAGACAAAGACATAATAGAAGCATACAAATTAGATGTTGAAGAACTACTAAAATTTACAACAAATGGGAATAATTAACGCAAGAAGTCCACACTTTATATCTGTATCAGATGCTGACTTAGCAACTGCAACTTTAGATATAGAAATTTATACTGGAAATGAAACAACTGGATATAGTGGTACACCTACATATTCTTTAAGTAAAAAGATAATACTAAACACAACTAAAATATCTTTTGAGATATCAGAACTTATAAGAGACTATTTAGATATAAATTTTGAGGGAGATTATGAAGGCTCTGCTGAAAACTTTTGTAAATGGGTAAGAACTACACTTACTGCATTTGATGGTAATGGTGTGCAACTATCACAAACAATAAGCACAGACTTAGCCTTTGATAGTTATGGGTATTTTGAAGAAGGTGCAAACTATTCTTTTGAATATGAAGGTTTGTTAATGAGTAATAACGAAATATTTATAAATTCTGGAGATGAGATAAAGATACCAGTTCAAACAGATAGAAGTGTAACTATTAAATTTTATGATTCAGATAATGGGTTATTAGATTCTGAAACATTTACTTTATCAGACCAATCACAAGACAAGGTAGTATATTCTTCTTATATTGATGACCAAGCAGCAAAAGCAACTATACAATATACTGGAGATTCTGGCTCAGAAACATCAACTGTTAAAATATCACAATTAAGTGAGTGTAGATTCACACCATACAAGACAACATTTATAAATAAGTTTGGAGTGTTACAAGATTTATATTTCTTTAAAAAGTCGGTTGAGAAAATGACTACTAAAAGAGAAAGCTACAAAGCAAATACACTAACATCAAACAACACTTACAATACATACAATCACACAAAAAGAGATTTTAATATAGTTGCAAACGAATCTGTTTCTTTGAGTAGTGGTTTTGTAAATGAATCTTACAACGAAGTGTTTAAGCAGCTGATGTTATCAGAAAAGGTATGGATTACAAACGAAAACAATCAAGTATATCCAATCAATATAAAGACAAGCAACATCACATACAAGACAAGTGTAAACGATAGGTTAGTAGAATACACAATAGAGTTTGAAAATTCTTACAATGTTTTAAATGACATAAGATAAATGCAGAAAATACAACTATACATAGAAGGTCAGAGAGTAGATTTATTTGATGATGAAAGTGTTGTACTAACACAAACAATCCAGAACGTAAAAGACGTTCAGAAAGTGTTTACAGACTATTCAAAGACATTCACATTACCAGCAACAAAAGAGAATAATAAAATATTTAAACACTATTATAATAATAGTATTACAAATGGTTTTGATGGTAGAAGTAGAGTAAGCGCAACCTTAGAATTAAATCACTTAAAATTTAAGAAAGGTAAAATAAAACTTGAAGGTGTTGATTTAAAGAACAATATACCACATACATACAATGTTAGGTTTACTGGTAATACAGTTACGTTAAAAGACTTACTTGGAGAAGATAAACTTGGTGCTTTAACAGACTTAAATTCAAATACACTTGTTTATAATGCTGCTAATGTAAAATCAAAGTTACAAGCAAACCCAACATCAAGTGATATTATAACTCCATTAATAACACATACTCAAAGATTAGGTTATAACTCTCATTCATCTGCAAATGAAATTGGTAATGTTTATTATGAAAGTGGAGGTGGTGCTAATTTACACGGAGTATCTTGGGATGATTTAAAGTATGCAATAAGAATTGATACTATCATACAAGCAATAGAAACAAACTATAATATTTCTTTTAGTGATGATTTCTTCACAAGTACAAATACACCTTACTACAATTTATTTATGTGGTTGCATAGAAAGAAAGGTTATGTAGAATCTCCAACTGCAACAGAAGTAGAATCTTTGGTTAATACTTGGACAACAACATCTGTGGGTCAAACTATAACAACAATGGCAAATACATCAACCTTGTATGTTGGTGGTACTCCAGACAGATATACTAAATTAGATTTAAAACTAAGAACAACAAGTGGTTTTTCTTATAGTGTTTCCGTACAATTAAACGGAACACAAATTTACAATAGTGGAAGTGTAACTGGAGATTTAGATATAACAAAAGATGATTTAGGTACATCACAAGGAAGTTATAATGTTATTATACAATCAGCACAAAATATTACATTCTCAGAAGTTACTTGGGATATTGGTTATAAACTTTTACTCAGTTTAGAAACATTTAACACATATACATCTGCTACATTTTCTCATACAAATCAATTTGATTTTATTATTACACAACAGATACCAGATTTAAAAATAATAGACTTTCTAACTGGTATTTTTAAAATGTTTAATCTAACATCTTATATTGATAATGATACTGATGAAGTAATTGTAAAAACCTTAGATGAGTTTTATGATGATGGTGTTGCTTATGACATAACAGAATTTATTGACAGAGATAAAAGCTCTGTTAATGTTGCTTTACCATTTAAAGAAATAACATTTGAGCACGGAGATACAAAAACATTTTTATCTGCTAAACATTCACAACTATTCAACAAAACTTGGGCAAAGACAGAATACACAAGTGGAGAAAATTTAGATGGTAAAATATACAAGGTTAAAACACCATTCTCTCAATTAAAATATGAAAGGTTAATAGATACAAATACAGATACATTAACATCAATTCAGTATGGGTTTTTCGTAGATGACAATCAAGCTCCTTATTATGGTAAACCTTTATTGTTTTATCCAGTTAGAAATAGTGGAGATAGTATTTCTTTTTTAGATACTACAAGTAGCCATTCAGAGGTAACTCAATATAATGTACCATCAAATAGTGTTGCATTATCATCATCAACAAGCAAGTATAATATTAATTTCAATAATGAGATAAACGAATATACTGCAACAAATGATTTTACAGATACTTTATTTAATGCATACCATAGTGATTACATTTCTGATGTGTTTGATGTAACAAACAGACTAACAAAAGTAACTGCTTATTTACCTTTAAGAATCTTACTTAATTATACACTAGCAGACAGATTTAATATTAGTGGTACAACGTATAAGATTAATTCTATAAAAACAAATATGCTTACTGGTAAATCTGATTTAGAGTTGTTAAATGATATTTATACACCTCCAGCTCCAGCAATACCTCCAGATACAACACCTCCAACTGCACCAGTAATCGGTACACCAATAGTTGGAACAACTACAATTAATTTCTGTTGGGGAGCATCAACTGATACTGGAGTAGGTGTAAAAAGTTATTCTGTTACACAAGATGGGGTACTTGTACAAAGGGTTACTGCAACACCATATAGAGATACTTATTGCGTTACAATAACTGGTTTAACAAGTGGAACAACTTATGCTTTTGGAGTAACTGCAACAGACTTTAATGGTAATGAATCAACAACAACTTTTAATGCAACAACGTCATAATGATAAAAGAAATATTAGAGTTACTAAGAGATACAGATTGTAAATCTGATATAGTACAAATAGCAAAGGGAAAGAATAAGTTTCCAGATAGTTTTAAAGAAGTATTTAAAAGACAAAAACAAGAATTGAAATGGAAAAAATAATTGTAGAGCTAGAAGCAAAAACAGACAAAGCTACAAAGGAGATTGAAGAATTAAAAAAATCTATTAAAAGTTTAAATAAACAGATAGTAGATTCAAATAAAGATACTGCTGAATCTTTAAAAGAAGTTGAAGCATCTTCTAAACAAACAGCAATAGGCATAAGAAGTATTGGTAATGCTATAAAAGCTGCTGGTATTGGCTTACTAATTACTGCATTTGCTAAAATAAAAGATGTTCTTTCTCAAAACCAAAAGTTTTTAGATGCGTTTAATGTAACAATGGAGGCTATCTCAATAGTTACAAATGATTTTGTAAAATTAGTTTTAGATAATTTTGACGAGGTAGGAAAGAAAATGAAATCTGTTTTTGATGACCCTAAAGCATCTATGGAATCTTTTGGGCAAAGTTTTAAAGATAATGTTACAGATAAATTTGATAGTCTTGTTGGTAGGTTTACAAATGCTGGTGCTGGTTTTAAAAAGTTATTTAAAGGTGATTTTAAGGGGTCTATGGATTCTTTTGGCAAATCATTTAAAGATGTAATACTTTCTCAAATTCCATTTGGAGAATCTATAAAAGAAAATGCAAATGCTATAAAAGACTATGCTAATGAAGTTTTAGAAACTGCTATTAACATTACAGAATTAACAAAACAATCAGCTTTACTTGAAGAAGTAAACAAAGGTCTTATTGAAGAATATGATATACAAGCAGAGAAACAAAGGCAAATAAGAGATGATGAAACTAAAACATTTGCTGAAAGAAGAAAAGCAAACGAAAGACTAGGCGAAATACTTACAGAACAAGGTAGAGTAATGAAAGCTAATGCTCAAGTGGCAGTTGATTTAGCAAGAGCTAAAGTAAAACAAAATGATAATGATGAAAATCAATTAGAATTACAAAGAGCATTAAACGAACAAGCAGCAGTTACTGCAAGGGTTACTGGTCAAATGTCAGAGCAGAAAACAAATATAAATTCTCTTGATAAAGAACAACTAGAAAATAAAAAAGAATTATTAAAAATTGGTAAAGAAGGTAGAGATTTAGCAGAAATAGAATCTCAACAAACACTTGATGCACAAATTTTACTTATTAATAAGACTATTGAAAACGAAGAAGAAAAGAATAGATTATTATTTGAAGCTAGAAAAGCTCACGTTGATAGAATGAAAGAATATGACGATGAACAAGAAGTCATTAAAAAAGAAAAAGAAGATGCTGAAGCAGAAAAGAAAAAAGAAAAAGAAATTGCTGATTTAGAAAAAGCAAGACAATTTGCAGATGAACAAATCGCATTAGAAGAAAATATAGCACAAAGAAAAAGACAAATAAATATGCAGTATATAGGTTTTGCTGCTGGTTTAAGTGGGTTATTGCAACAAATAGCTGGTAAAAATAAAGCTATTGCTACTGCTGGTTTAATATTAGAAAAGGGTGCTGCTATTGCCAACGTAGTAATAGGGGCAAGTCAATCTATATTTGAAGCTAAAAAAAATGAAGCAACAGTACCATTTTTTACATCTGTCGGAGGTTTTACAATACCCAATCCATTGAAACCAGCATCTTTAGCAACAACTGCAAAATCAATAGCAATGACAAAGATTGGTGCTGGGTTAGCAATTGCTGGTATTGGTGCTACTGCTATTGGTCAAGGTAAAGGTATATCTGGAGGAGGTGGTCAAGTTGGAACACCATCAACACCATCAGTACCAACTGGAGCATCTACACCCCCAGCATTTAATGTAGTTGGTGCAAGTTCCACAGACCAATTGGCATCTGCTATTGGAGGTCAATCACAACAACCAGTACAAGCTTATGTTGTAGCAAACGATGTAACAACTGCTCAAAGTATGGATAGAAATATAATTGATGATGCAAGTTTAGGAGATTAAAATATAAAATAACACTAAAACAATATTATATAAATATGAAACTAATAGAGTTAATTTTAGATGATGATGAAGCAATAGGGGTAGAGGCTATTTCTGTTGTTGAGAATCCAGCAATTGAATCAGATTTTGTTGCACTTAAAACACAAGAAATAAAACTT